TTATCTCTTGATCAGTAGCCATTACCTTCTTCCTCCTGGGTGTATATCTAATCTAAATGTTCCTAACTTCCAATTTTCGTTAGCACCTGTATTTGCAACTTCTAATGCAATTTGTCTAGCTCTTACTCTTATATCTTTTTTAGTTGTAGAAGAGTCACAAGTAAAACTATTTGTAACCTGTGCACTATTTGGATAAATTCTTGTTTTAAATTTAATTGCCGTATTACCTGTTTGATCTATAAAGTCTGGTATAAATCTACTTATTCTCATAATAAATTCACCATCTCCTCTAATATCTGGCATACCTACAGTTTGTCCTGTGTTGCTTCTACGTTGTGTAATATCAAAATCACCAGAGGATATGTTTGCTATTACCGCTGTAACAGCTCCTCCAGCATTAACTTGATCGGTCCCTGTTTCCTGCTCATAGTATATAGTAGATCCGTCCGTGTTACCAACAACATCTGATGAAGCATCATCAGAAGAATTATAATATGTTGCGTGAGGTTTATCAAACAAAGCAGAATCTTCCCATGCTGTTCTAGCTAATGATCCAGTTGTCCAAATAGGTCTTTGAACAGATGAGTCTAAATAATTAAAAGTAACCATTCTATCTACCGCATCAGATGTAGAAGTACAATAGAACCAAGTTACTTCACCAAACAAATTATTTAATCCACAATTAATAAGGTCTCTTGCTGTAGAGTTAAGATCGTCATATACATAATCTTCTACTAAACAAGGTAGTGATTTTAATTGTCCATCATAAGTAAAGAAACCATTCTCTGACATCCAATAAGCTTTACCATCTACTTCAATACAAGCATTCTTACCTATTAATCCACAGTTTGTACCTACTTGTTGAAAAGAAAAAGTAAAAGGTGCACCAACAAATTGCATTAAAAATAATGCTGTGTCAGTCCAAACATAAATAGCGTCCCTACCTTTAATAGCTCCCATGATTCTTGATCCGTCGGCAAGTCTTTGGGTACCTGCAGTATTATTTGCAGTTACAGTATAAGAGTCTGTGCCATCTATATTTTCTTGATCAGAGAATCTAATAAACATATCGTCTTGTGTAGCAGTATTACCTACTGTTGTTTCTGTTCCAAAAAATACTAAGTGTCTATCTGGTGTAGATACCAACACATGACGTGATGCTGTTGGAGCATTTGGTAAAAGAGTTGCTCTAACGTTAACTGCATTTGTTGGAGCTCCATCCCATTCAAAACAAGGACCGTTATAAATAAGTGCTATTAATTTTTGACCATAGTTATCTAAAACCCATAATCCAGGATCAATAGTAAAATCTTGTGCTGTTGAAGATTCTCCCCATGCAACGTAAGTAGAAATATCTGTAACTGTTGCTCCAGCAAGGTGAGTAGCTTTAGTTGTTCCATTAACTCCTCTTGCTCCTCCGCTCAATGTATTCGTAGACGTATTGTTTGAAGTATAACTTATGTCCTCCGTTCCAATTCTAATTTCTCCAGACGCTGGAAAAGCTGAGGTACTAGTAAGCACGACATTGGTTGTTACTAAATCTGTTAAAGCTGTGGCAAGAGTTGTAGTTGATGCTCCGGTAGTTTGACCACCAAAGTTACCTGCTCCCCATCCAAAACCACCTAATTGTTCAGAAGGGCCAACATTGTAATAACACAAAACAGAAGCTGATCCATCAGCAGATAAAGGAGTTCCCGATTCTACAGTTGCCATTGTAATAGTAAAAGTTGTTGAATTAGGGACTGAAGAAACCATAAATTTTATATCTTCAAATGATGCATCGCTAAATGTAGATCCACTTAACCCTGATACACTGTCAAATAAAACAATATCACCTTCTATTAATCCATGGTCCCCGGTGCATGTTATCGTAACCGTTGCAGATGAGGCAGTGCTTGTAAAGTTAGCTCCAGTTAAGGTTGCTCTAATAGGGTGAATGTCATAGTATTGACCTCCAACATAAACATATAGGATCTTATTTGTACCTATAGCCGAGTATTTAACACTGTCTTTGTTCTCAAATTGATGTATTGCTCTTGCAGCACCTGTTAATTTATCCTGTCCTAATTGGTTCCAACCACCTATTTTTTCTGGTGTACCGTACCTAAAACGTACATTATCGCCACCAAACCATTGCCCTTCGGCTCCGGTTTCCGTAACTTGTTTATTAAATCCTGGTGCAAAGCCTAATTTCTGTAACATAAAAAACCTTTGAAATATTTGAATTATACTATATATTAAATACATAGAGAATGAAAGAGTGAAATATTATGAAAATCAGTACCATTAAGAAAGGTACCTTTATTGATGGAGGATATATCGATAAGAAAATCTGTAAAGATTTAATACATTTTTTTGAAAGTAATCCCCATAGACATGGTCCCGGAACAGTAGGCAGAAACGACAGGAAAGAAGTAGACTCTAAAGTTAAAGCAAGTATGGATATCGGTGTACATGTACAAGAAAAATTTATACAGCCCTATAATAAAGCTCTTATAAAAATATTAAATAAATATTTAAAAAAATACCCTGAACCCAATAAATTATATGACAGGTTTGGTATCTCTAATGTAATGAACATACAGAAGTATAACAAAGGAGAAGGTTTTAAAAAGTATCATTGTGAAAGAACTAATAGAGATTCAATGCATAGAGTATTAGTATTTATGACCTATTTAAATACAGTTAAAAAGGGAGGCACAGAATTTTTATATCAAAAAGTAAAGACTGAAGCTGAAGAAGGTTTAACTTTAATCTGGCCCCCTGACTTTACTCACACCCATCGAGGGATAATAAGCGATCAAACAAAGTATATTATTACAGGTTGGTTTTCTTATGTATAAAAAAACATTAATTTCTTTTGGCGGTCAACCCATACTTAAAATATCTACTGGAGAATTTTTAAATAAGAAAGAGCTCGACCATATTAAAAAGATACCATATGTTAAACACAATGAATCGGACACTATGTTAAGTGTAGAAGATTCAATTCTTAACCATAAGAAACTACAAAGAATAAAAGATATAGTTTGGAGTGAGTTTTGTGAGTATGTAGATCAAGTTCTAGAAATTGAAGACGACTTTTATATGTCAAACAGTTGGTGTACTCTACAAGAAAAAGGAGGTTTACACCCTTACCACAACCATCCGGGATCTATATTTAGTTCTACCTACTATGCTCAGGCCCACAATGGATCCTTATCTTTTTCAACACCTGAATCAATTATTCAATCAGGATTTAATTTTGATTATAAAATTAAAAATTATAATTATTTTAATTCTTTAACTTGGAAAATACCTGTCACTACAGGAGACTTAATTATATTCCCTGCTAATATAAGTCATGAGTCTGGAGAACATGAAGGTCCTGAAACAAGGATTATGTTAGGAGCAAGTTATTTTATAAAAGGAAAACTAGGTTTTAAAGAAAAATATAACCAAATAAATATCTAAGCAAATTTGCATATCATATTTAGATTTAATCTACCTAAATATTTTTTAGGTGCTGCACCTCTATGTATTAGATTGCTATTAAATACTAATGCTTGAGAAGCTTTACTTGGATAAAATTTATTTTCTATATATGTCCCACCATCATTAGTATGAAAATTATATAGAATACTAAAATGATTATCATCTTTCATATCTTGATGTGGAATACATTCAGCTGATGGGGTGTAAAAATTATACATTACTCTATACATTTTTGCGTCTTTTATCTTAGCTTTTGAACAAACAATATAAAATATAATTTCTGCAAGAGAGTTCCAAAAACTTCCTACTTGATTAATTTCATTTTCTCTTAAAGTAGTAAAACTAAATCCAGTATCTTTCTTACCTTTCGCAGTTATATCTATAAAACCTTTTTCATCATCTGTGGCAATTCTCCATAAATGACTACCAGCTAATTCTTTTATGATCTTGTCGTTAAATTCTTGAGGCAGTCCAGTGTTTATAGTTTTTATCACTTAAAGATACCAAAATAAAAAGTTAATACTAATCTAGAATCTTTTTTATTTTTTCCAAAAGTACCTGCTCCAGAATGTTTTAAATTAGAGTCGTACATAAATAATTTGTTGTACTCATTGCTACACTTAAAACCTTTATCATTTACAACCACTATTGTTCCAGCACTTAGAGGAGCATCCGGATTTAAATATACAACCCCTGCAAAAGCATGATCATAAGCGTTGCCTTTGAGCTCATCATTATCTGTATGAAACTGAGGCATATGCACATCCTTATCAGTATAAGAAAACGCAATACGTAGTTTTGCTTTAAAGTCATCTTTTTCTAAAAACAATTGTGCAGCTTTAGAAAGCATAGAAGATATTTTATTATACATTTTTTTATTTTTGTGAATGTGTAGAAATTCAGTTCTCTGTCCAGGAAAAGCTAACATAGCTTTTTTATCTGGATGAGTTTCTTTATTATAAAACTTTTGTTTCAGTGCGAACGCAACAATTTTATCTGGTTCAGTAAAAAAATTATTTATTATTAAATGTGTTTTATTTCTTTTTGGCATAACTAGGTAATCCTAAAGATTCTCTTCCATCATATCTACTTCTATGTCCAGACTTTCTTATATCATTGTAATGAAAAAAAGCTTGTGCACAGTTTTTACCTGTAAACTTTTTTCTCCAATGCTCTAAAATAATTCCTTCATAGATTAGCATATCTCCAGGTGATAACAATACCTTATATTCTCCTTTATGGTTTTTCATATAGATAGGCCATACTTTGTCCGTACCTATATTTAGGGTTGTTGATATTTCACATGAGTCTCGATCTTGGTGTCGTTTTAATACATCACCATATTTGTATACTCTTAAGTAAGAATAGTTTTCTACAAGTTTTAATTTAGTCGCTTTCTCAACAACAGGTTTTAATCTTTTTAAAAGTACTTCCATTGCTATGTCCGCGTAATGAGAATAAGTTTGTGGTACATCACCATCATCATAAGTTCCCCATATATCTTGATGAGGATCTGCAATTTGATGCAAGAATAATTGTCTAGCTACATCTTTTTTTAATAAAAGATATTCATAACAAAAATCACATAATTCTTTTGAAATAGCTTTTCTAACTATTTTAAATCCACTATTACTAAAAGCGTACTCCACGTTTTAACCTCTCTAAAAATTCTTTATGGTTCATCGCACTTCTTTTTTCAGCTTCCTTCATTCTTTCAATATATTGTTTAGTAGTCGGTTGTTGTGTTTTATACCATTCTTCTTTGGGAAATTTTAACAAACCTAATCCATGACCCACTTGAAAGAAACTCTCTATTCCAAAACCAAGAGGGCCATTCATAAGATTATGGTCATAGATACTATGTTTATTATTAATGAAGTTATTTAAAAAAGGTATTTCTTTATACAAAGGAAATCTTTTCTTTTGAAAATCTTTCCAAAACTTACTGTCTTTTCTTTTTGATAGGTAATGTAAAAATATAAAATCTTTAACCACATCATTATTCTCAGCAACAAATTTATTATAATTATCTTTTAAATTTTGATCATTATTATTCATACCACCTTGATAATGCCTTAGCATCTCTAAATGAGTAACACTTAGCCAAATAGAAGTAGCTTCTAAAGGCTCTGTAAATCCAGAAGACAAACCAATAGCAATACAATTGTTGACCCAGATCTTTTCAAATCTACCTGCACTAAAACTAAATCTATTAACAACTTCTAATTTTTTACGTAATTTAGTTTCTGCTTCTTTAAGAGCTTTAGTTTCATCAGTATAATTTTTGTCGTAAATGTAGCCAGCTCCATATCTGTGCTGTAAAGGTATTTTCCAAATCCACCCATTCTTCATACAAATAGCTTGTGTATAAGGTATTGTTTTTGTTTTTTCTGGTTTCATTGGGAAAGCAATTGCACTATTCATAGGTAACCATTTCTCATAGCTTACCCATTTAGTTTTATATATCTTTCCTATAATAAGTCTTTTGAATCCAGTACAATCAAATACAAAATCAGATTTTATTTTTTTATTTTTAGTTATGATTGTTCTTACATCCCCTTTTGAATCTAGTTCTACGTCTTCGACAACTCCCTCTACTCTTTTAATACCTCGTTCTAATCCAATGTTTTTTAAATAATCAGCCAATACATTTGCATCAAAGTGGAGAGCAAACAATACGTTTCTTGGATCTACTTTATTTTTGTAACTAATTCTAGATGGGTAAAGAAAATCATCTAAAGGTTGTTTTTGAGTTATTAGATTTTTTATATAATAGTGATAACAGACACTTGTAAAAAATGGTCTAAATGAAAAATGATTTAAATTATTAGTAGTATAAAATTCGTGGAAATATTTTTTATTATCACCATTCCAATTTTCAAAACTGATACCTTGTTTTATAGATCCGTTTGTTTTAGATATTAAATCATAAACATCAATTCCAATTCCATTAAGAAAACCTACGAACGCAGGTGTTGTTCCTTCTCCTGCTCCTAAAATACCTATAGAATTACTTTCAACTAAAGTAATATCTTTATTTGGGAATATATGTTTGGCATATAATGCTGTTAACCATCCAGCAGTACCGCCTCCGACTACAACAATTTTTTTCATAATGTTACCTAAAAGGTTGACCTAACCCCCAAATAACTAAACTGTGTCTTATCCCTTTTGTAACTGGGGTTACTGTATGCCACAAATGAGATGGAAAAACTATTATAGTGCCTCTTGTTTTAATTTCCTTGCAAGTCATTATTTTTTCTTTCTTAGATTCATCTCTTACACTAAATTTAAAATCTCCCCCAACATAATCTAACGGATTAGACAAAGAAACACATGCAGATAGTTTTCTTATCTTACCATTAAAATTAGGATCTTCTGTTTTATAAGGTGCTGAAATAGAATCTTTGTGCCAGTCGTAGAATTGTTTTTTCTTACCATTGTATATAGTAAATTGAATAGACTCAAACCAGTCTACCTCAAAATTCCATTCAGCATTTTTATTTGCTTCAAATATATAAGGAGTAATAACAGAATATAATTCTTCATCATTTAACCAAACAACATGAGAATCTCTTTTCTTTTTTAAGTTAGCTAATTGTTTTTTTGAAATTTTATTAGGAATTATGCCTTCAGTCATAGCTAATTTTTTCTTTTGCTTAAGACCTTTTTTAATAATACTATCACAAAGTTTATTACTTAATGCACCAGGGAAATACCAATAATTATTTTGTAGTTTCATAAACTCTCACTTTCATGAAAGAGATATATACTCCCGATGTACTAATGTCAATAGTCTAATAATTAGGATAGAGGAATCCAAGAAAGGGTATTAACATCCCATTGGTGACGAGTTTGTCCATCATCTATAGTACCAACCCAAGTTCCAATATTTTCATCCCATGAATAAATAGGATTAAAGTCTTCTGGATTTTCTGGTGGAGGTGGTTCACCTATTGGTGCTTCCCAAAATTGTTTATCGTCAGACAAAGTCCAACTAGCATATGGTTTAGGTGGATAAAATTCATTTGTACTTGCGTCATAATAACTTTCTGCCGCAGCATACATATT